CTGGCTGGCGATGCTGGCCGGTGCGCTCATCCGCATCGTCTGGATCTGCATGGAGGAGGCAAGGCGCAAATAGTGTTGATATTAATTTGAATTGAGTTTAGTCTAATCCTGTACACACACAGGAGACGGACATGGAACTCGACGAATGGGACAAGCAGTGGCTCGCCCGCCCGCACACTGCGGATGAGTACAGAGCCGAGATCAAGAGCGCCCTGGAGCGGTGCGCGATGTACGCGGCCCGCATCGATCGGCTTGAGGCCGAGCTCGCCAAGACCCGCACGGCTGGCTGCGGCTACCCCGACTGCCTGACCGACAACCGCTGCGCCCGTATGTGGTCGGGCGAGTGTTCTGGACCGAAAGAGGTGAAGCCGTGAGCACAATCACCCTGATTGAAATCCGCGACGCACTGCGCCGCACAGACCTTGCCTGGTGCGCACTGCACGGGCAGGAACAGATCAGCGAAGAAGAGTTCGACGAGCTTGTCGGGCGCGTCGAGGATGCCGTGGAGGATGCCCAGCATGGAACGCCCGCCTGACTTTGACGCTTTCTTCCGTTTTCTGCTTGAGGTGCTAATCGTGACAGTCGGCGTGTTCCTGTTCTTCGTGGTGCTGTTGGCGTGGATCTCGTGACATGCAAGCCAGGCCGACCGCCCTCTGTCACGATGGAGCAGTACCAGCGGGTCCTCGATGTAAAGGCCGCTCGTGCGGCGCTGCCGACGAATAAGGAACTTGCCCGCGAGCTCGGGGTTCCGGTGTCTACCATCATGGGTTTGCTTGGGCGCGGGCTAAAGGCGTACCAACCGAGGAAAGCGAATGGGCGCAAGTCAAAGGCGTAAGGGCGCAGCCGGTGAGAACGAGCTCGCCAAGATCCTGAGCGAACAGCTCGGCTGGGTGGTCAGGCGCAACATCGGTCAGGCCCGCGACGGCGGGGACGACATCACGACCGGCCAGTTCCGCTGGGAGGTCAAGCGCAGGAAGGGCATCGCCGTGCATGAATGGGTCGAGCAGGCCGTCCGTGCATCCGGTCCCGGCGACATCCCGGTCGTCGCCTGCCGGGGTGACGGCAAGGGTTGGCTCGTGGTGATGCGCCTCGAGGACGCCCTGCCGTTGATCCGTGGCGAGTTGCCGCAGCGGTAGTAGGGGGGTAGACTTGGGGCATGACCGAGACTGAGCGGAAACCTTGCCTGAACTGCAACAGCAGCGGCTGGGTGGCCGATTGGTCTGGCGGGTGGGTGCGGTGTCCCGACTGTGAGCCGCCGCCCCCGCCGAAGGTCGCGGTCGAGTTCGTGCGTGGCGCGAAAGTCAAGCGCAGGGTAGTAGTTGACAATGACTGGCCGTCGGAGGCCGCATGAAAGGCAAGAGCAAGGTCAACGAGGCTGGCAACTACACGAAGCCTGAGATGCGCAAAGGGCTTTTCAGTCAGATCATGGCGAAGGCGACGCACGGCACGGCGGCTGGACAATGGAGCGCACGAAAGGCGCAGCTCCTGGCGAAGATGTACAAGGCCAAAGGCGGTGGTTACAAGTGAAGAAGCCGCAGTTCAGCCTCAAGGTTTGGGGCGAGCAGAAGTGGCGCACCAAGAGCGGCAAGCCCTCGAGCGAGACCGGCGAGCGGTATCTGCCAGAGTCGGCAATCAAGGCTCTGAGTTCAGCCGAATATGCGGCAACCACTCGGGCGAAGCGCGAGGGTAAGGCGCAGGGCAAACAGTTTGTACCGCAGCCCAAGAAGGTTGCGGCCAAGACGGCGCGATATCGGTGAAGGCGCAGCTGCTCGGAGATAACGGCGATCAGGAAGGCGAGGATCTGTTCGGCTTTCGTCGCCGGAGAGGTGGTGCAATTCTGGGAGGAGCCGTCGGCAGGGTGCCAAGACTTGCGCCCAAGGCTACCGCCGGGATCGCCGCAGCGGGTCTCGGTGGTCCGTTGCCGGTTCGCGGTGGCGGTGGCGTACCGGGTGGCCCGCCGAGGCCGGGGCAGGATTATCAGGTCGAGGTGTCAGGATGAAGACCCCAGCATGGCAGCGGAAGGCAGGTCAGAACCCGAAGGGCGGTCTCAACGAGGCCGGTCGCCGCTCTGCCAAGGCCGAGGGGATGAACCTCAAGGCCCCAGTCAAGTCAGGGGACAACCCGAGACGCGCCAGCTTCCTCGCCCGGATGGGCAACGCTCCCGGCCCGATGGTCGGGAAGGACGGCAAGCCGACACGCCTCGCCCTCGCCTTGAAGGCATGGGGAGCGAGCTCGAAGGAAGACGCCAGGGCGAAGGCCAAGGCGATCAGCAACCGCAACAAGGGGAAGTGACATGCCGCTCAAGCAGGGATACAGCCAGAAGACCATCTCGCGGAACATCTCAGCCGAGGTTCGCGCCGGTCGCCCCCAGAAGCAGGCGGTGGCGATTGCCATGAGCACGGCTCGCAAGGCAGCCAAGAGCGCCGGTAAGGGAATGGCAGCACGCAAGCTGATGGCGAAGTGATGCCAGGAGGCAGACCAAGCATCTATACGCAGGAACTGGCAGACCGCATCTGTGAGCGGCTTGCATCTGGCGAGTCCCTGCGGGCTATCTGTTTGGATGAGGACATGCCGAACCGGCAGACAATCCTCAACTGGTTGAATGATAAGGCAGAGTTTGTCGGCCAATACGCACGCGCACGAGAGGATCAGGCCGAGGCTCACGCTGACCGCATCATCGAGATCGCGGACGACGAGAACATCGACGCGAACCACAAGCGCATCATGGTGGACGCCCGCAAGTGGGTAGCCTCCAAGCTCAAGCCGAAGCGGTACGGCGACAAGCTCGACCTCGAGCACAAGGGCGAGGTCGGCCTGACGGTCAATGTGCTGCGGTTCACCGATGCCGATAAACCTACCGGCTAACGGCTGGACTCCCCGCCCGTACCAGATGGGCGCGTGGGGCGCTCTGGAGGGCGGCTGTAAGCGCCTCGCGTTGGCATGGCACCGACGGTCTGGCAAGGACGACATCTCCCTGCACTGGGCTGCTGTGTCGGCCATGCAGCGGGTGGGCGGCATCTGGCACATGCTCCCTCAAGCCAACCAGTCCCGGAAGGCCATTTGGGACGCGGTGGACCCGCACACTGGCAGGCGACGCATCGACGCTGCATTCCCGCCCGAGCTGCGGGAGACGACCCGCGAGCAGGACATGTTCCTGCGGTTCAAGAACGGTTCGACTTGGCAGGTGGTCGGCTCGGACAACTACAACAGCCTCATCGGTTCCCCGCCCATGGGGGTGGTGTTCTCCGAGTACGCGCTCGCCGATCCCAATGCTTGGGCGTTCCTGCGTCCCATCCTTGCGGAGAACGGCGGCTGGGCCATTTTCATCTCGACACCTCGAGGCCGGAATCACTTCGCCCGTCTGGTGGACTACGCCCGCAAGGACCCGGAGTGGTTCGGTCAGGTGCTGACGGTCGAGGATACCAAGGCCATCTCGCTCGACATCATCCAGCGAGAGCGCAAGGAGCTGCGGGTCGAGCGCGGTGAGAAGGAAGCCGAGGCCATCATCCGTCAGGAGTATTACTGCGACTTCGACGCTGACATTCCGGGGGCGTACTACGGCGATGCCATCCTCAAGGCCGAGCAGGGCGGCAGGTCTGGCGAGTTTCCGCATATCGTCGGCCAGCCGGTCGGCACCGCATGGGACATCGGCATCGGTGACTCGACGGTCATCTGGTTTTACCAGCTCGTCGGCCAAAAGGTGCGCATCATCAACGTCCTCGAGGGGTCCGGCGTTGGGCTCGAGTGGTACGCCAAGAAGCTTCTCGCCATGGACTATGTGTATGCCGATCACATCTGGCCGCACGATGGCGCGGTGAAGGAGTGGGGGTCTGGCAAGTCCCGGCTCGAGACAGCGGCGGGATATGGGCTCAAGCCACGGGTGCTGGAGGCTGACTCGGTGGACGATGGCATCCAGGCGGTGCGTCAGATGCTGCCGGTGGTCGAGTGGAACAAGGCTCCCGACCCGTTCCCCGGCGAGAGTGCCGAGGATGCAGCGGCTCGCATGACCCGAGCGATCGACGCCATCCGGCAGTACCGGCGGGAGTACGACGACCGGCTGCAGCGGTTCAAGGACAGGCCGCTCCACGACTGGACGAGTCATTACGCCGATGCCCTGCGGTATCTCGCCAAGGGTCGCAGACCGTTCCGTGGGACGGTGCGGCGGGCTGGTCCGGGGGTGGCTGTAGCAGATTACTCAGTGTTCGGCTAGACTCGCGCCAAAGTCTGCCACGAGGTGCGCCATGTCCGGTCTGTTCAAGCCCAAGATGCCGAAGATCGAGCCGCCCCCGCCTGCTCCCGAGATCGATGTGGCGAAGCAGCGCGAGATCGAGTCCACCCGGCTGCGTCGGCGGCGCGGGCGTGCTGCCACGATGATGTCCACGCCTGAGACCCAGCAGATGGGCGGCGTCGCTACGACCCGACTGCTGGGCGGCGGCATGTAATGGCGACGAAGAAGATCACGCAGTTCAGCTCGCTAGCGCAGATCGACCTTGATTCTGCGGCTGATGTCCTGCCGATCGTCGATGTCGGCGCAAGCGAGACCAAGAAGGTCACGGCGAAGGCGCTGACCGGCGGGGCGGTGACCGACCTTGCCGCGACCTGGAACAATGTCGCCACGACCTTCAACGGCATCAAGCTCGATGTCACCGACACGGCCTCTGCAGCTGGGTCGTTCCTGCTCAATCTGCTCATCGGCGGTGCTGCCCGGTTTCAAGTGACCAAGGCCGGAAACGTGAGCGCCGCCGGCACCCTAGCAGTCACGGGCGCATCAACCCTGACTGGCGCAGTGACGTTCAAGAACGCGGCGCGGTCCGACTCGGCGACTGCTGGGGTGGGGTATGCGACTGGCGCGGGTGGGGCTGTCACGCAGCTCACCAGCAAGGCGACCGGCGTCACGCTCGACAAGATCTGCGGCACCATCACGATGCACAACGCGACTCTGGCGCACCAGACCCCTGTCGCATTCACGCTGACGAACAGCGCCATCGAGGCGACCGATGTGGTGGCCGTATGCGTGAAGTCAGGCGGCACTGCTGGTGCGTATCTAGTGAGCGCCGGCGCTGTCGCGGCTGGGTCGTGCTCCATCACCCTGTTCAACGCCCAGACCTCGGGCAATCTGTCCGAGGCCGTGGTGCTCCAGTTCGCAGTCATCAAGGCCGTAGCGGCCTAATCGGAGATAGACATGGCAACAGGCATTGTTCTCGTATCGAACGCCAGCGCGACTGGCGCATATTATCCGTGGCCCGGTGGCCGTGGTGAGTTTCGGGTGGAAGGCAGCTTCCCAGGAACGGTAAAGCTCGAGACGAAAGGCCCGAACGGCACCGCGCAGGATGTCGGCGTATTCACGACCCTGACCGCTGCCGGAGGTGGCATCTTCGAGCTCGGCGCTTGCGAGATTCGCTGCAATATCGCAACAGCTACCGCTGTCTATGCCGTTGCACTGCGGATTCCATCGCCGTCGTTCTGATGAACACGGAAGGCACCGATCTGCTGCGGACCTGTCCGCGCACCTTCCGGCGTACTATGGTGCGCACGGTGGCAGAGCCGTCGCTGTACCTCGACTTCACGGCGTCCAACACGCTTGATCCCCGCGTCACCTTCGCCCGCGCCTCGACTGCGACGTTCTTCAACTCGTCTGGCGTACTGTCTACGGCTGCAATTGACGAAGCCCGCTTCGACTACAACCCCACGACGCTTGCGCCGCTCGGCTTGCTCATTGAGGAGCAGAGGACGAATTCCATCCGCAACAACACAGGGCAGGGTGCAGTGGCGGGTACGCCGGGGACGTTGCCGACGAATTGGACTGGAGGAACAACGGTTGACAATCTTACACGAGAAATTGTCGGCACAGGCACAGAAAACGGCATCAACTACATTGACGTTCGTTATAGCGGTACATCTGGAGCATCTGGAAATCTCACGGTGTTGACGTTTGACGCGCTTAATTTCATTACTGCCGCAAATGCACAAACATGGACAGGCGCTGCGTATTTTAAGTTGGTTGCTGGAACGCTGACTAACGTAACTCTGTTGTCGCTTACTGTTCGGTACAACGATTCTTCGGGGTTGTCGTTAACGTCTCAAAACTCTGCGTTTACGCCAACGGCTAGTTTAGAGCGTGTTACTAATACATTTACTGCCGCGAATGCATCGACAGCATTTGTCATTGCAACGCTTGTTGCAAATTTTACTAACAATTTACCAGTAGATTTCACCCTCCGCATCGGCCTGCCCCAACTGGAGCAAGGCGCATTTGCCACTTCGGTCATCCCCACCACCACCACCGCCCTCACGCGCAATGCGGATGCAGCGAGCATGACGGGGACTAATTTTTCGGATTGGTATAACGCGGCGGAGGGGACATTTGTTGTAAATTTTGCAATTCCAAACGCAACGGATTCGCGCAGTCAATTAACAGCAGGCGATGGAACCGCAAATGAACGGATAATTATTACTAATAATTCGTCTTTGTCGGGAACGGCTTTTCGCGTAGTGGATGGCGGCTCTGACCAATGCGATATAAGCAGGTCGCAATCATTTGCAAATAACGCAACAGTTAAAGTTGCGGGTGCATACAAAGTCAATGACTTTGCAATTTCTCAGAATGGCGGCTCTGTGGGAACAGACACAAGCGGGACGTTACCGACCGTCACAACCTTGTTTATTGGGACAAATGGGGTGGTTCAGTATTCAAATTCTTACATCCAACGCATCGCCTACTACCCCACCCGCCTCGCCGACACCACCTTGCAGGCACTAACCGCATGACCGACTACTACCTCCGCGCAACCACCGCCGCAGCCCTCTACAGCGCACTAGAGGCGGCAGGGGTCGTGACCCAAGGCGAGGGCGGCTGGCATGTCACAGACGGCCACAGGTACGCGCTCGATGTCATAGGCGCGATCTACGCGCCGACCGGCAAGATGCTGCGAGGGAATGAGGGCGAAGTGCCGGAAATGAAACTGCTAGACGGTTTTCATGCTAATTTGCGTGTTATAAATGCAAGCAATTTTGATGCTAATATGCTTAACAAAATAGCAATCAATGTGCCTACTAATCCGGCAAGAGGGTGGGCGTGATGGCCGATGTGCGTGCTGTTGAAGTTCTTGAAGGATACGACCGGCTGAAGGGCGCTCGTGGCACTTGGGAGAACCATTGGCAGGAGGTAGCCGAGCGCGTCTGGCCGTCGATGGCCGAGATGACCGGCCAGCGCACACCTGGCGAGAAGCGGTCGGAGAAGATATTCGACTCGACGGCGCAGCGAGCGTTGCCCCGATTCTCTGCCGCGATGGACTCGATGCTGACACCCGCCACGCAGATGTGGCACGGGTTGCATACCGGCATCCCCGATCTCGATGAGAATGTGGCGGTGCAGCGGTGGTGCGATTCCCTGCGCGATGTCCTGTTCCGGCAGCGGTATGCGCCGACCGCCAACTTCGCCTCGCAGGTGTTCGAGTGCTACATGAGCCTCGGTGCGTTCGGCACCTCGACGCTGTTTATCGACGAGATCCCAGGCGTGACCTTGCGGTACCGCGCCATCCCGCTCTCCGAGATTGTCATCGACCTCGACCATACGGGTCGGGTGGACACGGTGTACCGCTGTTTCCAGTTGACGGCGCGGCAGGCGATGCAGGTGCCGGGCTGGGCTGACAAGCTCCCGCGAGGTATCAAGGCTGCGGGAGATGCGAAAGCGAACGACATGTTCGAGTTCATCCACTGCGTCAAGCCGAACGACGGGTATAAGTCGGGCAAGGCCGGTGCAGACGGGATGCAGTTCATGTCGCGCTATGTTGCCCGGCAGGGTGATGCGCTGCTGGCAGAGTCGGGCTATCGCTCGATGCCGTATGCGGTGGGTCGGTATGTCACCGGCCCGCGTGAGATTTATGGGCGGTCACCTGCGATGGAGGCTCTGGCCGACATCAAGTCCCTGCAGGAAATGGAAAAGACCATGCTTCGGATGGCGCACCGCATGGTCGACCCGCCGCTCATCCTCTCCGAGGAGGGGGCCTTGAATGCCTTCTCGGTGCGCCCCAATGCACTGAACTACGGCTACCTCCGAGAGGATGGTACGCCGTTGGTTCAACCCCTGATGACTGGCGGGAACCTGCCGATCGGGATGGAGATGGCCGACCAGAAGCGCAGGGCGGTGAACGATTCGTTCCTTGTCACGCTGTTCCAGATTCTGGTCGAGAGTCCCCGCGTGATGACGGCGACCGAGGTCATGCAGCGAGCGCAGGAGAAGGGTGCGCTGCTCGGGCCTACGATGGGTCGGCAACAGTCGGAGTTCATCGGCCCCATCATCGAGCGCGAGCTGGACCTGCTTTCGGCGTCTGGCGCGTTGCCCGTACCGCCCCCGCAGCTCATGGATTATGTGATGGCGGGTGGCGAGATTCTGCCGAAGTACACCGGCCCGCTCGCTCGGCTGATGCGTGCCGAAGAGGCTGCAGGCATCCTGCGCACCATCGAGGCGATCCTGCCGGTGGCGCAAGCGTCGGGGGACATCAAGGTGCTGCGGCGCATCAACGCTGACCAGGCACTCAAGGTCATCGCCGAGGCGAACAATGTCCCGGCCAAGGCGCTGCGGACGGACGAGGAGCTCGAGGCCATGGACATGGCAGATCAGCAGGCCGCACAGATGCAGCAACTTCTCGCGGCGGCTCCGCTTGCGGGTCAGGCTGCGGAGCGGTTTGCCAGGGCCGAGCAGATTGCGGCCTCTGCGCCTCGGCGTGAAGTGCTCGGGATTTAATCGATGGCGAACGATTCCGACATCCTTGCGGTCAGACTTAACCTGTTGCACGAAGACGTGGGCGAGATCAAGACGGCGCTCGGCAAGCTGTCCGATGCCATCACGAAACTTGCGCTTGTGGAGCAGAACCAGTTGCAGACGGCAGAAGCGATGGAGCGTGCGTTTACGGCAATCGAGCGCATCGAGCGCCGGGTTGAGAAGCTGGAGCATTCCGGGTGGGAGAGTTCGCACTCGGCCAAGTGGGTTGACCGCGCCATCGTGGCGGCTATCACGGTCGGTGGCATGGCGTTGCTGCGGGCTGTCGGGATCGGCTGACATGACCAGCCGCCGACTTGAGGACCTGCACCCGCTGATGCGTCCGCTCGTAAATGCGTTTCTCTCGGCGTGCAAGCATGACGACATCGACATCCTCGTGACCTGCACCTACCGAAGCGATGAGGAACAGGCGCGACTGTACGCGCAGGGGCGCACGAAGCCCGGCCTCAAGGTGACGAATGCGAAGCCCGGCCAGTCGATGCACAATTTCCGCTTCAACGGCAAGCCTGCAAGTCTGGCCGTAGACATTGTGCCGCTGGTGAATGGCAAGCCGGTCTGGTCTGCGACCGCTCCGGTCTGGCAAAAAGTCGGGAAACTCGGCGAGGAGGCTGGCCTCGAGTGGGCGGGACGGTGGAAGCGGTTCCGCGAGTTCCCGCATTTCCAGCATCCGCGAGCGAAATCTGTGCGTTTATCCGTCAACTGATCGTATTACAGAGCGAGGTGAATCATGAGTGCTGAACAAATTGCGGGCATTGTCCGTGCTGTCGTTGCCGCCATCGGTGGCTATTTGGTCGGGAAGGGCATTGCGGATGCCGAGACCATCGCTGCGGTGGGTGGCGCTGCTGCCACGATCGCTGCTGCTGTGTGGTCGGTGTTGGCTAAACGCAAGGGCGAGCCGCAGGCGTGAAGGTCTGGGCGGCGGTTGCCGTCGCCCTACTCGCTGCCGGGTGGTTCGGGTTTTCGTATGCGTACCGGGCGGGCCGTGACGCTGGCTCTGCGGCTGTCAGGGCGGACTGGTCCGCTGATATCGCCAAGTCTGAGAAGGCCGCGAGAGAGGCTCTGGCTGCGGCTCATGCGGCATACAGGGCTGACATCGCAAGGCGCGAGGGGGTAGAGCGTGACCTACAGGCGAAACTCGGTGCTGCTGACCGGCGTGGTCGTGACCTTGCTGGGCGGCTGCGCTCACAAGCCTGTCCCCTGCCCGGTGCCGGTCACGACACCGCCGCCGGGGTTGATGGTGCCACCGGAGAGTCCAGCGACGCGGGAGAGGTTGGAGAGGCTCTTGCCTCCCACTTCGCCGCGTGTGAACGAGACGCGACCCGATTTGCCGAACTTCAGGACTGGGTGAGATGAGCCGCTATGCACGGTTGCAGATCCCGAGGCGGTTCCAACTGCACGGGCATCGACTCACCGTGCGCATCATCCCTCGCAGTCGCTGGCCGCATTCGATGGATACCGTCGGGATGTACGACCCTGCCTGTCACCGCATCGACCTGCGCGGCGATCAGGGCGACACCGAACTCCAGCAGACCTTTTGCCACGAGTGGGCTCATGCACTGCTCGATGAGATGAACCATCCCCTATCGCACGACGAGGTATTCGTGGACAACTTGGCGAGCCTACTTCACCAGTCCCTGACGACATTCGACTGGGGAGCCAAGTCATGATGACCGCATCGGATCAGGACTTCATCGCGGCGTGGCAGCGTCTCAAGCGTCCAGCAGATGTAGCGAAGGCGCTCAACCTCTCGG